GAATCTGTAGAATCTGTAGAATCTGTAGAATCTGTTGCAAAAACAGAGAATGAAACAGAGACTGAAACAGAGAAGACTAAAAAATCAGGTTCTCCAAGTCCAGTTCCTCTTCCGTTCGTTAAAAAAGTAAAAGATTATATGAAAGAAAATAATCTCAATGAGCAATCTACAAAAACACTATCAGATATCAAGCATATTTGTCAAACATTTATTGATGTTGTAATGAATATGACAAAAGAAGGCAATACTGTGTCATTTCCTAATCATATGACTTTTAAGCGTACTCTTCGTCGTGAAAGAACACATCACAACCCAAAAACACGTGAAGAGATTGTAAAATCTCCTCATTATGTTCTTACCATAGATGTTAAACCGAATCTAAAGGAACGTTTTTCTGAAATTGATGTTGTAAAAAGTGAACCTAAAACAAAAAAGGTATCTACAAAAAAGATGGAAAAAACTGAAAAAAACGATGAACAAAACACAGAACAGACAGTTTAATTAATAGGTGTAATTCCATAATTTTCCCATTCTCTATCGAATATATCAATTTTAGTATCTATTTCTACAAGTCTTTTCTTTTTTTCTTGAATACGTGATTTGTATTCAGCTAATTTTTGATAAAGATCTAATTGTTCTTTTTGCATTTTTGAAATATCATCGTATAATTGATCTTTTTTATCTGTTAAAATTTCACGTTTTTTATCATGAATAGTATCTAACTCTAGTTGACATAATACATCTTTTAAATCATTAACAAATGGTTTTATGAATATAGATACATGTAAATAATAAAGATACCATTTGTTCTTATTTTTATTGCGACAAGATATATTACGACGTTTATATTTACATCTTATATAATAATCATTTTTATTTAAAATGTTTGTCCTACTATTTTCTTCATTATTTTCTTGATTATCTGGATTAGAAATACATTTAGTAATCATGTCTATAGCATACCTTAATCGACTTCCAAAATTGACTATATTTAACTCTTTATTAGAAAAGTCACATAAAGGTATAGAAAAATGAGTGAGACATTCAAATTTAGCAATATCGTACTTTTTATTTTGCATTCTATATGAATTAGTCACAATACATATCATATAAATCGATATAGCATCACCACTCTTTGTAGTATTTGGAGGGTATAGATGAATTCTTTTAGATTTATGTCTATCTTTATCTTGATGATGAGATAAATCATTGTTTTCTTGCTTGATATAAAAATCTTTTTTTAAACGATCTAATAGATCATAATCAAATTTCTGTTGATATAGTTCTTGTTGATCGAATAAGTTGTCTAAATAAAGTTCATGCATATAAAAAGAATATTTATCTTGTGTTTCATTGTGAGTGACAAAAACAAGTGATGCATATTTTATTTTTACTCGTTTTAAAGTAAGATCGATTATATCTTTTTTCATTTTCATTGCTTTTTGAAGTAATAAACTTGTGTCATAGTTATTATCATTTCTTTTATCCAAAACGGTTATGTTCTTTGTCAATATAGAATTATGTGATTTATTTGTTAGAAAACTAAATTCTGATTTTTGATCATCTAAATATGAATTTGAGTCTCTCTTTTGAAATATGTTTTCAGAAGAAACATCACTTACTTCATTAGATTTATATTGTTGATTTAATGTTTTTAAATCAACATCATTTAGTGATATTCTACGTCTATTTAAATATTCTTTTCTTTTATCTTTATAATCTAAAGTTTCAATACCAATTTGTTTTGTTTTATCTTTGTCACCTAATATTTGACGATATAATGCTAAAGTTTGATGGTATTCTTCATCATCTATATCTAAATACATTTTTGTGTTTTCTTTAGATATTATTGTATACTTATTTTATTTTACTTTTTTTATTCGATGATATTTACATGTATTTTTATCATTTAGGATTTCATTATTTTTATTGTAAATAAATAAAGGTAAATGCCAATTAATGATAAATACAAGATTATTTATTTTCATATTCCAAAAACAGCGGGATCTTCTATCGAAAAAATGCTAGAAATGGATTATGATAAAAAAAATATTCTAAAAAAACTAAATAATCATGATAATACTTATGATTGTCCAGCTTATCAGCATTTTATTCCAGAAAAACTCAAGCCATTTATAAAATCTTCTCATAAATGGGACACTTATCATAAATGTGTTTCTGTGAGAAATCCATATGATCGTGCAGTGTCTTCATATGAATTTTGTAAAAAACAAAAATTTATTATCAATTCAGAAACATCATTTTATAATTTTTTGACAAAAGCATATTCTATCGTTCATAAACATGATGTAAATGATGATATATATGACCGGGTTCCTTTTTTACATCATTTTAGACCACAAAAGCATTGGTTTCAAAATCATGATCTTTATGATATCTTAATAAGATATGAACATTTAGATGAAGATGTGGATCATTTGAAGAAAATAGTGAATTGTAAAAATAAGATGCCACATATTTTACAAAGAAGTGATCATAAAGATATGAAAAATTATTATGATAAAAATACACTTTTACTTTTTGATAAAGTATATGGATGTGATTTATGTTTATCACCTAAAAATAATGTAATATATGAGCGTATTACACTATAAATATATTTGTTTCAAAAAATTCAATTATTTTAATTATTTCATTGGACTCCATTTGGGTGGATGCATAGATGATGGAAGTAAAGGTAAAAAGAATCTGAGAGGTTTAATTTTATCGACAATATATTTGACATTTTCATTATATTTATTATAAATTTTGGTATGAGTATCAAAATATTTTATAAGTGATTTATCTATAGAATCAAGATCTACATCCTCCAGATCACTTTGAGATCTTGGATAAATAATATACCGATTCAATTTTCCATTATTTTTTATAGTATTGTATTTTTTAGAATTATTTGAATTAGAATTATTTTCTAATGGATCTATACGATAAATATACCTAATAAAAACGTTTGGAGGTAGTGAATATAAGAAGCGTTTTACATCACCTACAACACCTTTTCTACAATCAAAAGAAATATAGAGGATGTTTGCATTTGCTTCAGATTTAGTATCAAAAAGTGTTCCATTATAAGATTGCGCAATACTTACCAATAAAGGATTAAATTCTTCACCTTTTATATTCATTTTTATTTGATCGTCTGACACAAGAGTATTCTTCATATTAATGGAATGAAAATTTTCTAATTTTCTAGATGGAATAAAAAGAATACCCAATGATGTTTTAGTTGGTTGAACCACAGGGAGTGCCATATATGTCAATACAGATGCACCAATCATATTGGCAACAGGATTATTATATTTGATGAGAAATTTGTTACTTTTTTCTGATTCTTTATTATTTTTTCGAAAATATTTTTTTGACATATCTTTTAGTTTTTGCATTATACTTTTTTCAATATTTTCATTATTTGCTAATTTTTGCTTCTCCAAAATTAGATTCTCCATATTGTATACATGTGTACTTGCACCAACCATACTTCCTACAAAAAAAGAAACGCCAAATTTTGCAACACCTTTTATTTGATCTATCCATGAATTTTTGAATTGTTCTGGATAAGAATAATCACGTAGCATTTGAATATGATCATTTTTGCTTTTTTCATATTGTCGTAAATATCCTATTTCGATGATATACGTCATTATGATGATATTGTTTATTGTTTATTGTTTATTATTTATGAATATTTTTTGTCATAAATCAAAATAAAATTTGATCAGAAAATAAAAATTAAGGAATAAATAAGAAATAAATTAGAAATAAAGAGATGAAAAATCTGTATTTGGATTAGATACAACACGATAAATAGAAGATGTAAACATAGGATTATCGATAGATGTGATATCTGGTAAATTATCCATATCACGAAGTCTATATTTAGGACTTGTAAAATCATTATCTTGAAGAGGAATCTTCATATCTACATTACGATCAGTGGGTCTTACATAAAATTCAGATCGCGTATTATTAATCTGTCTTCCATATAATTGCCAAACATCAGTTTTAGATTCTTCACCTACTAAATATCCTACCATTCTATATGTATCATGCGGAGATATAGAACTTCTATTAAGTGGAGGATATAATGGATCTGATATGACTGCACGATCTCTTGTTTGTATTGCATCATATGACAATGGAATCATATTGAGAGGTCTTGGAAGATAAGATGGATTTAGTGCTGAATTCATTCGTTGAAAAGATTCTGATTCATTATTGTTTTTATGATGAGTATCAGAATCAGATATTTCAGAACGAGAATCCGCATCAGAAGATTTCTCTATATATGTTTTTTTATCAGATAAAACATCTGATGAAATACTAGGACATTTCATTTCAGATAATAATATGATTTTTTGTTTCATCGAATAATATAAATAAAAAAGGACTGATACAATAAGAAATAGAGATATGAGAGCAATAACATAAAATGATGAATCCATATCAATCTTTATTATCTCAAAGATAAGAAAAAAATAAAAAAGTAAAGAACTCGTAAAATAAAATCATAATACACAAATTATTTTATTTATTCTTCTGCAAAAGAGTATCCAATCACAATTTGCTTTGTATGTGTAAACAAAAGTAAAATATGACTTTCTAGTTTATTAATATCGCCTTTTATGATATAAGACATGGCTACATTTAAATCTTTATTTTCTGTATTTTCTATATATGGCTGTCTGAATATCTCGTGAGAATTACTTCCCATGACAACTTTTAATTCAACATTAACACCTAATTTATGCATACATTCGTTTATTTCCTCAAAGTTTTCATGAGTCAGTTTATCTAAATCTACGTTTCCTTGTTCATCTTTATATAGATAAATTATTCCTTTTTTTAGAATTTGAGTCAAAAACCAAAAAGCTTCTTGTGCATTTTCTATACCATTCATAGACATATCTTTAATATCATAAGTACTATTTTTATCAAAAATAATTTCTACAGCTTTATCAGCATTTACATTGACACATTTTTCACCCTCATTAGAATTCATTTGTATTATAAAAAACTATAAAAAATATTATAAAAATTTACTTATATTTAATTTATACTTTTATCATTTTTCATTTTCAATGAAGAAGAAAATATGTCATTATAAAATAATAAAACACATTAAGCATATTGTGTAAAGCAATATGCTAAAAAACGCAGGACACGTAAGTGTCCTTGACTTATTTTCTGGTATTGGTGGATTTTCTCTTGCATTGAAAGGAATTGTACATACAGAAGCTTATTGTGATATTGATAAAGATTGTATCGATCTTATTAAAAAAAATTTTAATAAAAATAAGGAGAAAAAACCTTTATTTTTTACAGATGTAAAAGATATAGATAAAACAGCAATAAAAAGATACCCTTTATTAAACGATGTAAATATGATATGTGCTGGATTTCCTTGTATAGATATAAGTGTAGCTAATTATAAAGGAAAGGGAATCGATGGTGAATTTTCTGGTTTGTTTTATGAAATTATTCGTATCATTGATTTACTCAAAAATATAAGTATATTATTCCTTGAAAATTCTTCACATATTAAAACAAAAGGTTTAGATACCATCATAAAAGAATTAAAAAAAAGGAATTTTTCTTGTATATGGACTTATATTAATGCATCAGATGTAGGTGCTTTACACCGAAGAAAAAGATGGTATTGTTTGTGTGTCAGAATGACCAAAAATAATAAAGAGCAAAACGATGTTATATTGGATAAATTGCGTCAAGTTTCTCATAAGAAGAATATAGAAAATATAAATTGGTGTGAAGACAAATCTAAACCACGTATTTTAGATACAACTAAATTATCTAGATTAGAACGTAAACAAATGATGAAAAGATGTGCAATGCTAGGAAATTCTATAGTTCCACAATGTGCGGCTTATGCATGGAATAATCTTGTATATAAAATGCTTGATTTTTATAAAAAAAATGTATCATATCCTTTTTTTGAAGAAATAGTTGTAATCCCTTTACAACAAAATACACTTGATTTGAAATTTTCAGATGGTGTAAATAGTTTTGAAAAAAATAGATGGGCAACTCCTGTTCGATCAATATGGCATATGTTTAATGCTATTTCATGTAAACGTTGCGAGACCACTTTAGTTGTACAAATTCTTTTCGAAAAAGAGACACAAAAATATTTACAAAAACAAATCAAAAAAAAAGGTACAAAATTACTTTATAATAAATATATTGTCAATCCACATTTTATAGAACATTTGATGGGCTACCCTTATGATTGGACCAAAATTATTCATCATCAGAATCAGAATCTATAGGAATGAATATTTCACCATCAGATGTACATTCACCATTTGCAATCTTTTTAAGATATCTATCATATTCATCCTCGCTATATATCTCGATTTTTTCTATAAAGATTGGTTGTCCAGGACCTGGTGACACATATCCATCTTCGTAACTATTTGTCTTTTTCTTAGGTTTTTTCTTGTTTGTTTTCTTAGGTTTTTCATCGTTTTGCTTGTTTTCATCGTTTTCATTTTCTACATTCTCTTCATCGTTTTTCTTTCTAATTCTTCTTGTTTGTTTACTTTTCTTAGTTTTCTTTTTTTTCTTTTCATTTGTATCAATTGTTTCACTTTCACTTGTGTCAGTCATTTCAATATTTTTTTTCTCTTTGTTTTCTTTTTTTCTAGAAATATCTTCAACCTCTTTATTCTCTTTATTCTCTTTATTCTCTTTATTCTCTTCATTCTCTTCATTTTCTTCATTTTTTTCATTCTCTTCATTCTCTTCATTTTCTTCATTTTTTTCAATAATATCATTGACCTTAATTTCCTCATACTCATTCTTTTCAGAAATATCTTGAGTCTCTTCATTCTTTCCATTTTCTTCAATAATACTATTTACCTTGATCTCCTCATTTTCTTTCTTTTCAGAAATATTCTGATTTTCTTCATTTTTTTCAATCATAGTATTTTTCTTAATTGATTCAATGGATTCAATTGATTTTTTTGGTAGAATCTTTTTTATCTTTAATATTTTTTTCTGATCAACCAAAGGTGTATGTTTACTTGTTACTTCATTTTCTTCATCTTGATTATCGTTTTTAGTGTCATCATTAGTTGTAGATACTTTTTTTGAGGAAGAAGAATTATAAAAAATATTGTTAATTTTTATAGAGTGTGCTTTCTTAAGCTTTCTTGTGCTTTCTTTTTTCATTTCATGCTTACGATGATACCTTTTTCCTAATAGATTTTTGTTGATAATATGTTCAGATAGTGCTTCTATTGTTCCTTTTTTCTGATCCATAAGATTTTTCCTCATATCCATATAATAAACTCTTTCTTCTTCAGAAAGATCTTTCCATTTTGAACTGATTTCTTTCATCCTTTCTTTGTAGTAAATAGAAGATTTAGCTTGTTGTAATTCATTAAGACGATCACGAACAAAAAGATTATATGCAGAAGGCAGACGAATATTGTTTTTTTCAATAAGATTTACGTCTTTGATTAATTGAATACCTTTTTCAGTTTCATCATTTTCAAAGTGATAAACTGCATGTTCAATCACTTTCCTTAGCTTCAATAAAGCCATCTTTAGGATTGTATTTGGGATTGAGACTGGGATATACCAAAAAAAATGATTGCTTTATTTCAAATTTTTCTTATTACATTATATCCTTATCTTCTTATATAGTATTTTTTGTACTTTTATAAAGAAAGTTTTTTAATTTTTTTATTTAATACATCGATATTTTTTGTATTTTCTTCGTTATTTTGTTTTTTATCAGCTATTTTGATAGGTTTTTTATCGTGAGTTCTTTTTTTATTTATATTTTTAATCGTTTTTAAATTCATCGTAGATTTTGAACTATCTTTTGAAACATTTTTATTGGAAATTTCATTTTTATTTTTTTGTATGTCTTTTACATTTTTCTGGCCTGTTTTAACTTTATTTTTTGTTTTGTTTACAATTGTAGAAAATGTTTTTTTATCTGCTATATTTTCAGCATATTCTCGTTGTTTATTTTGTAAACACCATTTAATAGCCATTTCACTTTTTGGATTTTGACGCAATAATGATGTATAAAAAGCACGTAGTGAATCCATCGTATATTATATGAATAGAAGTATATTCTTAAGTGAAATAATCTTATCAAATTTTTATCAAAACGCAAAATAAAGAAATCAAAAAGAAAAGAAAACATATTTCTTTAGATAAAAACACATGGTTCTTTCTTCTTCAAAAAAAAATAAAGACAATCCTAAATTGAAAGACAACATATTATCAATAACAAATATAGATAAAAATGTGTTTGTAAACTTAATTCATTTGTACAATGAATCAAAGAGTAAAAAAGATCGTATTATTATCGATAAAAAAGATAAAAATAAGGATTTACTGGAAAAAATTTGTAAAAAATTACCAAAATGGAAAAAAGAAATTTATAAGAATTTTGAAAAAGAAATAGAAAAAGAAAAACGTAAACAAGAAGTTTGTTTTAAAGTCATCGAATATATTTTGAAAAACAAAATAAAAAGTAAAAAATATGGATTTCCTTTAAATCAAAATGGGGGAAGTATAGAAAGTGTAGGAAGTACAATGAAAGAACATTTAATAAATTTACCAGGTATTGAAGAAATGAAAAATGAAAATGAAAATAAAAATGAAATGTATAAAGATTTACCTGACGATGTAAGAAATATGATACTAAAGTTAAATGCATTTACAAAAAATCCTTTAGTTGCAGCAAATATTCCTGATACTGTTTGGGAATTATTAGGAAAAATGGTAGCAACAAGTATGATAGAAGATATTATGACTGAAGGTCCACAAATAAATAGACGGATTTTAGAATATTGTAACTATTATAGTAATTGTAAAAATTGTCATATCAAATTGGTTCAAAGACAAATTTTGGAAAGTATTGTGCAACAAATAGAAGATAGTCAAGAGAAAAAGGAAGAAGAAAATGATAATAATCAACAAAAAAATAAAAATCTACAACAAAATAATCTTCAAGGTATTGCAATGCAACAAATGATGCCGAATCAAGGAATACCTAGAATGCATGGAATGCCCAGACAAGCACACAACAAAAATGGACAAGAGAAAAAGAAGGAGACAAGAGAAAGACAAAGAAAAGGAGAAGGAGGACAAGGAAAAGAAAAGGAGGAGAAAGAGGAAAAGGAAGACAATAAGAAAGAGGAAAAGGAGGGGACGATCACAACAAAAAAAACCAATGATAAACAAAATGATAAATGATATAATAATAAATAAAATAGGAATTGAATTAGATTCTTTGATATGAATTAAATAAATTTATCATAAATAATCGCAACAAAAATGTGTATTTTAGTCCATAAAAATAAAATCATTAGTGTTTTTATTTTATTTTTTTTAAGAATCAAAACAAAAGAATATATAAGAAGAAAAAACATTTAATAAAGATCAATTAAAATGGATTCTTCGAAAGAAATGTTTACGATTGATATTATTAATATTACAAACAATACACATACAATTACTTCAGAAGAATCTAAAGGTATTATTGTCGATATTTTAGGATTACCTCATGAGTATTTACATACCATTTGGTGGAATATGCTAGAAAAAATATACAATATTCGTCAATATAATCACATGCATAAAGTTATTGTAGAAAAAGATGAACAAGATTTATTTTTGTTTCCTAATTTGGAGGATTATAAACAATTAAATTTTTCCAATAAAATGGATAATTTGAATGTTTTAACAGAATCACAGAGATTGTACGAAAAAGAAAAAGAACTTTATAGTGTTTTAAAATCGGTATTATTATCTTTCAATACATGGGGTATATTTATTCATTATTTATGTTATGATGGATCTAAAAATATTTTTACGAATCATTCTTTTGAAGATCATTTAGATTCTATAGATATGGTGAACTTTTTAAAAATATCAAATTATATACCTCAATGTAGATTTTTTTATTTAGATGCTTTTATTATAAATGAATTTGTAAATAAAAAAAAGATAAATCATTTCACATCTTATGAAGAATATGATAATGGTAAAGTGACATTGGTTTGTAATGATTTATTTACAAATGATAACTATACAACCATTAAAATGATTAAACATTTATTATATGAAATAGGCTATGAAGAAGAGATAATAGATAAAATTGTTCATATAAAAATAGTTGTTTCTCCATCTTTTATAGCAGATTTATCATCTTTATTTATTTCTACTGATACGAACAAAAATGTTCTAGCTAAAATACTATGTAAAAATGCATATTTTTTGAGTAAATTAAAATCATTGTATTCTTTTTTGAAAGAGAACATGAATCATCATTTTGCATTGAAAAATGTTTTTAATTTTATGAATGATTATGGATTTGTGTTTTTGAGTCATCGTTTATTCAATGATATAAATGTGTAAAAATATGAAATAATTTTCCGTCGAGAAATATAAAGATGATCTCTTTAGAATCTTTACTGAAGAAATCTAGATGTAGTTTTTCTGAATTATCTTCACATTTTTATGATGAAGAAAATGATAATAAGAATCCTAATGAAACTATAGAACAATATGAAAAGAAAGGTGAGACATATGATGAAGAAGAATTTGGTGAACCTGTAAAATATTTATGGTTTAGAGAACATTTTCAGTATAAAAACAAGGCATTAGAGGTTGAATTAGAAAATATGAATCTTTTACATGATTTAATGTATGAAACATGTGATTCAGATGAAAGTAAAGATGAAAAGGATGAAAAGGATGAAAAAGATGAAAAAGATGAAAAGGATGAAAGAGATTTAGTTTATAATATTTCTTGTAAACAAAATTATCATGAAAAAGAAATTCTTTTCCCTATTCACCCATTTGTAAAAACAGTTTGTGTATTAGGTCGTATTTTTACGGCATATCAATTACCACATGATATTGTTTTTATTCCAAGATCATCGGATGATATTCGTGTTTTTATAAACAAAATGCTATATAGTTTACAAATAATTCATGAGACAAAGCATTACATAAGTAATATTACATCGGATCTTTTTCTATGGGATGGGAAAAATATAGATACATTAACATTTTCATCTTCTTTGACACAATCGATGAAGCAAGCACAATTTAAAGATAAGACATCTATAATTATTGGAACAACATGTATATCTCCTTATCAAATTATATGGGATATGTTACATAGTAAATCAGAGGAATCTATAATTGAATATAGTGATTTTAAGAAGAAAATCAAGATATTTTGGGAAGGAATTTTGAAACCGGATCATAAATTTGTTCCAAGAATTTGTCAAACACTTTATGGTAAGAAAACGGGGCTTGATTATATAGATATGATTATTAAGCGTTGGAGTCAAATAAACCAAAGTAAATCTGGTACATTTATAGAAAAAAATACAAATAAAGTAAATACAACATCCTATTTATATATGATCGATTACTTTGGGTTTGGATTTCAAGTGATGAGATATATTGAATTATTAAAGAGTAAAAATGTATTGAATGATAATATGGATGATTTAGAAGAATTCATGTATGATTGTATCACCATGAATATAAAGAGTAAATAAAAAGGATATAAAGAAAATTAACAATAAAAATTTGATGTTTTTTATTTTTTTATTTTTTAATAACGACTATCATTACTCATAGATGGGACGATCGTGTGATGCAGATATATTCAAACGTGTCCATGTTGTTGCGTCTAAAAGTACAATGAATCAACGTCATGGTGCTATAATTATTAAAAACGGTGAGGTTGTAGGAGAAGGTTGTAATTATACAGCAAAATGGATGTGTCATCCGTATAGCGTACATGCGGAAGTGGCGGCATTATTGAGTGTTCCCAAAAGGAATCGTCATCGTAAATATTTGGAAGATTCATCGATGCTTGTAATAAGAATATCTGGTAAAGATAAACATTGTAATTTTTCTGCTCCTTGTGATAATTGTAAAAAAGAGATAGAAAAATATGGAATAAAAAGAGTATTTTATTCAATTAGTGAAATTGAATGATAAATATTTTGGACAATAATTGAATATAGGGAAAAATACGTTAAATATACGTTAAAAAACAAAAAAACGCATTACCGAAAAAATTGATTATTTTCGTATAATAAAAAAATATAAAAAACGATATATAAGAAGAAAGTATTCAATTACTTTTTTGAGTATTCTGAATTATCAATAATGATAAATATTTCAACTTTAAAAATAATATTGGAAGCAGCATCTATAACGAAAATATCAGCAAAATATGCTTTAGATATATGTGAATTTTTAATTCGTGAGTCTCCTAATCATATTGGTTATATAATGGGTATCCAACAAAATATTCTATCAGGAAATATAAGTAATGCTGTTGGAATATGTAACTATATTATTTCTAAAGAAACAAATGTTTTGCCTGAAAAATGGTCTTTTGATTCTGAAATGTTGAATGAAATTATCAAAAATATTAAATGAAAATATGGAAAAAAATATTTGATTGACAATTTGATAAATTTTTATATAAGTTTTATTTTTCTTTCTTTCTATTTTTATTATTTTATATTATTTTGTTTTGTTTATTTATTCGTGAAAACCTCAAATAGTCATTTTTTTCTGGTAAAAGTCCCATCATAGGTTTGATGTATTCTTGTGGGACAATACCAAACAGATGACAATTAATAACTTTGATTTCTCTTCTATATGAATGATATAACATTTCTATTTTGATGACTTTTCCAAATGCTCTACTAGGTTGTTGTATACATACTTTTATATTACAATAAAAAAGGGGTGTATCATTTTCTTTTTTTACTTCTGAAATGTAATAGGATTTCAGCTCATAATTCCATTTTGTTGATAAAAGAGAAATGTCTAAAAGAATATTGAGCATTTTGATGAAAAAAACATCATTTTTAAGTTGAAAAGAGTGATGATCATATTCTGTGTAATTATTAAGAGTAAATTTTGATTCATCGTAAAAAATTTGTCCAACTTTTCTTTGACTTTCTTTAATTTTGGTATAATTGATAATTTTATCTAAATAATGCTGAAATAAATCATTTGGTAGTTCATTATAAATATGACTTGGAAATGAATTATAATTATCCGATGGATCTATGACATCATGAGGTAATATCATATTCATAAAATTGGGTTGTTCAAAAATTTCTTTATTTTGAAAAAGACCAAATTCTTTATTAGCGGAAGCAAAAAAATGTGAATCCATTCTATATAAGGAGAAAATACTTTATATATTTACAAAAAAAATGGAAGAAAAAAATAATTCTTTAATTGTCACAGACTCAAAAGAGCATCCTTATGGAACAAGAAGTAAAGGATTAATAAATCATGAATCTCTCAAATTTTTCAACATAATAGAGCATTCTAATAAAAATAATAAAAATAATAAAAAATCATATGATGAAGATTCTTATCAAGAAAATGACGATAATAATGAAACTGATTATACAGAAGATATAGAAGATACAGAAGATACAGAAGATACAGAAGATACAGAAGATGTAGAGGTAAATAAGGATATTAATTATAGTGAATATGAATATGATTCTGATTCTGATTCTAATTCTGATAGTGATGATACAATAGAATCATATAGAAATGAAAAACAAAAGAAACAAGGGAAACAAGAGAAACAAGAAACAATATTAAGAAAAGATAATTTGTTTGATTTGATAGATTTTGAAAAATATTTGAAGGATCAAATTTGGAAAAATTTATATATAAGAAATAAAAACAATAAAAATAAGAACAATAAAAATAAGAACATACAAATGTCGTCTAATTTAGATGGTTGTTTATCTGACGATACTTTTGTATGTCGTGGAAGAAAAAGATATCGAGATACTTCGCATGAAAGGAATATAAGTCCTTTATCAAAGGATAGATTAATATCAGATGATGAGGAAAATGAGGAAAATGAGGAAAATGAGGAAAATGAGGAAAATAATGATTCTGGTGAACCAAATATTTCTTCCCCTCAAGATACAAACAAGAAACAAGATTTTAAAAATGAAATAAATAAGAATGATAAAAGTCAAACAACCAATAAAAATGAGACAAAAGAAAGAGAATATAAATTTGTAAGTAATCCTGTCTTAAGCCAATATAATGATGATGAACGTTTTTTTTATAAAAAAATGAATCGTGTACAAAAAAATATGATTGCAACTGAAGAAAAAAAAATGATAGAACTCAATGACACTAAAACGCCTATTCGATTTAAAATACTGCGATCAAAAATAGCAGATCATATTAAAGCTATTGCTATTAAAAAATTAAATTATTTGTATGAATTAGACCCTTCTTCTGGAGAATATTTTAAAACGTTTTCTTGGATAGAAAATGTATGTCGTCTCCCTATTGGATATTGTAAACAGTTACCTTTTAATGCTGATAGTACTTATCTTGATATTCGTAATTTTTTAAATGGAGCTAAGCATCATATGGATTCTACCGTTTATGGACACATCGATGCAAAACAACAAATTATTCGTCTTTTGGCACAATGGATAGTAAATCCAGAATCTAAAGGGATGGTTATAGGTATTCATGGACCAATGGGATGTGGAAAAACAACTTTAATTAAAGATAGTATTTGTAAAGTATTAAAATTACCGTTTGCATTCATTCCACTTGGAGGTGCAAGTGATAGTTGTTATTTAGAAGGACATAGTTATACTTATGAAGGAGCCACATGGGGTAAAATTGTAGATGTATTAATGAAATCGCAATGTATGAATCCTGTATTTTATTTTGATGAATTAGATAAAATTAGTAATACAAGTAAAGGTGATGAAATCGTGAATATATTAATGCATATAACTGATTTGTCTCAAAATGAGAAATTTCAAGATAAGTATTTTATCGATTTTGAGTTTGATATTTCTAAAAGTTTGATTATATTTTCATATAATCATGAAGAGTGTATTAATCCTATTTTGCGTGATAGAATGATTCGTATTAAAACAGAAGGATATAATGTGACAGACAAAATTACTATTGTAAATAAATATATATTACCAGATTTATTAAAACAATATAAATTTGAAAAAGATGAAATTGTATTTACTGATGATATTATTCGTCAAATAATTAATATTGTAGAAACAGAAGATGGTGTGCGAAACTTGAAAAGAGGAATAGATAATATTGTGAGCAATCTGAATTTAAAAAGATTGACCAGAGACGAAGATATAATTTACCCTTATCATGTAAGTGAAAAAGATATAAAAGAATATCTAAAATGCGAAAACAAAAATGATAAAATACCCTTTATGTATACGTAAATTATTTGCATACTAAATGCTATTTTTATGTTTCTTTTTCTTTTTTCTTTTTTCTTTCGATAAATAAAAGATGTCTATTGATAAACAATTAGAACAAAGTATTATTAATAGTATTTTGACAAAACTTAAAAGTGATGATTTTAAAAACCGTTTGGAAAGTGGAATGGATATTGTCACTCTTGCTATGGAAGAAGCAGAAAAAACCAAAAAAGATGGTAAAACAAAAAGTATGCTTGTACAATCTGTTATTCCTCAAATAATGATGAATAATAAAGATTTACTTCCTGAACATTTGGCAAAACAAGTATCTGATTTTGTTGATTCAGGCCTTCTTCCAAGTATTATAAATACAATATCAAAAGCATCAAAACAACTATTTGGAATTAATTTGGAAAAAAAGATGAAAGGATGTTTTGGTAATTGTTGATCTTCTATCAATTCATTTTTATGAAAAAATAAGATAAATAAATATGAGTAAATATAAAAAGACATGAATATTTCTTACATTGCTTATATCGTTTACTTCATAGTGTATGTGATAATTCATACTATTTTTGATATTCTTTATCTAAAATTTTCTAAACCTATTTATTCAAAACATCTTGCACGTATTCAAAATAAAGAAGTAGAAAATCTTCGTAAATTTCGTGTATGGCCTTCTGGATTATTTGCTTATGGGATAATTGCATTGACATTATGGGTCTTTGTAATTCATGATATTGTAAACGGTAATGAAAAAAGAAAATTTATTATATTCTTGAAAACAACATTGATTGCTCTTGCAATTTGGGGAGTTTACAATTTAACAAATTATGTCTTTATAGAACGATATAAAAGAACATTGGGATATATGGATACAGCATGGGGTGTCATATCTTGTAATGTAGTTGTATTTATAATGTTCTTTTTAGTTGAATACTTTTCAAAAGTTGGAAATAAATCAAAAAAAATGACAAAATAAAATACAGATATGATCATAAATAATATTCTATGAGAAGACAAGTTCTTCCTTTTCTACTTTTTTGATCCATTTTTCTTTCTTATGTTCTGGTAAAGAGTCAAATACTAAATTTGTGAAATTATGAAAGAATTTATAAGGAACCTTCAAATGTTTTTTTGAAATTTCATTATCAGAATCACTAGAGCTAAATGCTGAAGAGTCATCAGCTTGAGATTTACTTTTTGATTTTTTAATTACTTCATCATATATGGTTTTTTTATAATTATCAGCTACGATTTTGGTGAATTTCAAATCTTGTTTTTTTGTATAATAAAATTTAGAATAAACTTTGTTCATAATTTTTTTATTATATTCATCTTCCACAAATAGAAATCTTTTTTCTTTGATTTGTAATTCTTTAAGCTTTTCCATCATGGTTTCCATTTCATCATTTTGTTTACAAGATTGATCCACATATTTTAATTGAGTATGAGATGTATTACTACTATTATCTTGTTCGATAAATCTTTTTTTTGATGCTGTATTTTCTATATGTTCTTCACTCTGATTCTGATTTTTTTTGATATCTATATTCTGTAGACATAGAGGAAATTTTATATTATAGTGAATAGGACATTGATTATATCCTTTTTGACAAATTCTTCCACATATTTCACCATTTCTTCCTAAAAAGTCACATTTTGTAAAATTATCTTTTTTTTTGTGATTTATAAGTGCATTTCTTTTCAATCTTCGCAATGGTTTCGTATGATGCATATCATGATTCATTTATTCATGATTTTAACGATTATATTACGTTATATAGATTTTTCGATAATCAATTTTTTAACAAAACGATGAAGAAAAATAGAAAAAATCATATTTATTTCATGAAAATAATGTCATAGATAAATCTTTATCTTTTATACAAAGTTTCATACTATTTTTCTTTTTCATAAATTGTAGCGGTATAATCTTAGCCCAAAAAGAATCAGATAAACATGCATTTTTATACAAATTCAAAAATATATCAATTAAATACTTTTCATTTGAAAAAATAGAGGAATCTTCATAATAAGTATTATTCAAACATATTGGACATTTATCTAAACATGACCACAATGCTGTTTTTCCAAAATAATAAGAAAATAAATGAGATGTTTCTTTCATAGAAATATCTTTTAAAAACATATTTTTGTCATTATATTCAAATGTAAGTTTTGCAAAAGAGGCATAGTAAGCAATAATTTTTTTACAAATATTATGATAAAGAGCATTTTCTTTTTTCCAATAATATGATATAGGATGATATTTTACATGTCTGTTTTTATATTGTGTAAAAAATAGATGCCAAAAACATGCCAATAATTCTGTGAAAGTTTCGTTACTTTCCAATTTCTTAGATAAATGTAAATTGTAATGTAATACTTGTTTTATTTCTTTTTCTATATACTCACTCTGCTGATCATAATATAATTGTATTCCTGCATCAAAATGTAAGGCATGAATAATTTCATGTATTATGACTTTGTTTATATGTTGTATTCGATAAATAAAAATATCACTTTGATATATATTAGAAAATGTAGAAAAACCTGCATTTATGTTATTTTTACCTATTGTTTCTTGATTCAAAGGTAATTCTCTTTTTTTATCCAACATAAAACAATATATATTGATATTTCGCTGATAAGATGGATTAAAGATGTGGTTTGATTTTAATAAAGATATACTATTATAAATACATGAAAATGTATACACAATTGTTTCGATTATTTCTTGTGTTTCTTCTTTTTCTTTTTTTCGTTGGAATAATAATACTTTTGAATTATTTTTATGATTGGCTTTTTTAGAATTTCTATCATTAAAGCTCTTTTTTTGTGGAAAAGTAATACAAACATGACATTTTATGAATAAAGGTTTATATGTAAATGTGAATGTATATGAATTATAATGATTTGTATCATTAATCAAAATAGCATCTTTTACAAAATGAGCTACATATCTTGATGATGTGATTAAATCTACAACAGGTTCTTTGAAGTAATTTTGCATATGTTTTTGTAATTCTTTTGAAGAAGTATGATTGACAAAACTTTTTTCCATATTAATATTTTGTAAATTATTTTCCAATTCTTTTATTGATTTTTTGGCAGATATTGTACCTATAGTCTTTATACTTACATCTTGATTTTTAGTTTCTTGCATTAATAATAAATTAAATATATATACTTATTGATAATTTTTGTTTTTTCTATAAATAAATCGTAAAAATTGAAAAACTAATAAATCAAATTATACTTATATGATATTTATTTATTACATCATCAAAATGAATCAAAAAAAACATAAAAATGTAAGAAAAATGGAAAAAGGAAAGGGAATAAATCCATTCTTAAAAAATCACAATATGAAAAAAAGAAAAGAAATTATACCACAAAATAAGTTGATATATTTGGATGATTTTTTTGAAAAAGTTCTAAAAAAAGCGATGATCAATGCATATGATGAAAATAGAAATACAATCATAAAAAAGGATATAAAAAATGCATCTTTATCAATTTTGCAAAGTAAGTAAAAATGACAAAATAAAATATATAAAACAAAAAAGCTTTTTTTTTGTGTAATGAAAAATGGCTCATCATATAAATATTGATCTGCATCAGGATACATGTTCTATTTGTTTTGAATCATTTGATGCTTTAGAAAATCAAAATAATAAAGATAAAGATAAAGATAAAGATAAAGATAAAGATAAAGATAAAGATAAACGAATAAAACCTCTCCAAAAAATAGATAATTCACCGTATATTCTCCCATGTAATCATAATTTTCATATTGGATGTATAATGTGTTGGTTTGATAGTCAACTTGTAAGAAATTATCCAATCGATTGTCCTATATGTCGTTATCGTTTAGACTATATTCAAATGGGTAATATTCTTTTTCACTATCAACATCTTTTAGATTCATTACCTTCATACGAAAGAATCGAAGTGGAAAAAATACTAAAAAAATATAAAAGAGGTTTACGAAATTCTCAT